CCAAAGACGGTTCCTAAACTAATTCCAATCCACTTGTTCATTGTCTTACTTTGTATCTGGGACTATCTTCACAGGACCTTGCTCTATTCTAATGGTCTGTGCAGGTGCTGTTTCTGATGCCTTAGCAATAAGGAATTCCATATCCTTCTTAGATATGTTAGCTCCTGCATTACCATTGTCACCATTCTTTTTCTTACCTCCCGCAGCGACCCCGAAGGTAGCTAAAGTTCCTGTGAACACCGAAGCTATGAAAGTTGGATCAATTCTTTCTCCTCGTTCGTAACCTGGTATTTTAACATAATTTAAAGTTAAAATTCCTGCGGACCAGACGAGAACGACTACTCTTATTAAAGTCGCTAAGTATTGGAGTTGTTCCTCCTTATCGTCAACTTTCTCTTTTAGTTTACCGAGGATACCTTTTGGTTTTTCCTCTTTCTTTATTTCAGCCATAAATCATCACAACCTCTCAGCCTATTTATCAAATAAATTATTACCAATTACTAAATCGTCTATACCTTTCTTAGAAAACATCTCCTTCGCCTCCCAAATCCTAGACGCTATGGGCGATCCCCCGATATTTAAGGAAGTATTAAGAAGTACAGAGTCACCTGTGATTTCTTTATATTTCCTTAAGAGTCTAGCAAAACTATCATCACCATCAACTGTCTGAATCCTACAAGATCCATCTACATGTGTGACTGATGTGAGTTCTTTATCTAATACGGGTACTGATGTGTTCATGTACGGGGAGTCACCATCGTAATCAAAATACTTAGAGGTATCTTCCTTCAGTACAGCAGCACCAAATGGTCTAAATCCTTCTCTATGCTTGACTCTTTCGTTAAGAAACTGCTTGGCCCTGCGGTTCCTTGCTTGCATCAAAATACTTCTATGCCCTAGAGCACGGGGACCAATCTCTCCATGTCCCTGATACCAAGCTACTATCCTACCAAGACTTAACTGTAGTGCTGCCTTCTCTATAGTCCTATCATCTGGTTCATCCTCTGGTGCTTCATCATCTTGCCAGAATGGGAACCCTTCATTACTAAATGGTTCTTCATGGAACCTTCTTCTTAAAAATTCTACTGCTCCTAAGGATAAACCACAGTCATTTGCATGAGGTGGTATCAGGACTTGCTGACCTGTTTTCCTGATCTTACCATTAAAGTTGCAATTCTGTGCAACACCACCACTATACCCAATGATGTCATCGCCACCAACGGGATGGCTGAGATATAAAGCAAGCTGGTCTCCAGTGTATTCATGTACTGTCCTTAACCAATTGATATCAAAGTCTTTATCCCACTTCCTGTGCCACGATTTGTAATTCCATATGCCTTTTATGTTAGTAAAACCGTAATGAGATATCTTATCATAATACTCTCTATCTATAAGACCATAAGCAGCAAGTCCCATGACTTTACCTGCTAAATCTAATCCTTGTGGGTCTGCTTTTAGTCCTACCTGTATACCTACGTTAGCCATCTCCTTACCGATGGATCCATATTCCTCTGCACTATGAGTCAGTGACACTTTCTCACCCTGTATCAGGGAGAATGAGTGGTCATCATTACCAAACCCATCATAAACATAACCAGTATGAGGTACTTCCCCAACTGGCCAGATGCTTAGGTGATGTGCATAGTGGTGGTCTACTGCAAACGTCCTGCAGGGAAACCCCATCTCTAATTCTCTATATGATTCTCCTTGTTCGAAATTGATATCATCTGTAATGATAGCAATAGCATCTAAATCATCTACCTTGACACCCCAAGAGTCTAGGACATCTTCCCATTGCCATATGTTGTCCCATCCATGATGTTTTATACCGTATAACCTTTCCGTTGCACAATACTTAACCTTCTTACCGTCAGTGTAAGTAACATTGGAATCGTGGTCATCGATTCTCAATCCAAGAAACTTCATTCAGCAGCGACCTTCTTCTTCCCAATATTATATTTGGATTCTAGAGTCCAGTCTCCTTTGTCTTTATAACTAAGTACCTTGATCTGATTCAGAGGTGCTATCTCTGTGGGTTGAGTTGCTAGTTCTACTAGACCCCAATCAAATAGTAGTTTTGTAATTCTGTTCCTACGTTCTACATCGTTCTTAGTTATGTTTGCAGGTTTACCATCTAGTGCAAACAGTTCCTTAAAATGAACTATGTAATACTTGCCCTTCTTGTGTAGGATATGGCAAGATTGATAGAGTTTTTTCTCTTTCCTTGATGCTACACCTATTCTAGTAAGTGTCTCTCTTATTTTGAGAAAGTCATCAGGTTCTTTTAATGAAACCTCAAGCATCATATCTTGAGACCAGTTGATCTCGTCACTCATTTTATTCCTCCAGTATCAAGTTTCGCTTTGATGACTTCTAATTCTTCTTTTGAGAGTATAGAAAGAGCAGTTCTAGCTTTCTCATTACTATATCCATAGAACTCTTTAACGAGTTCCAAATCATTATCAGTCGATTGTTTTTGCCAAGGAGAAAATCTCTTTGATTTCCTAATACTATATAGAAAATAATGATATTGGAGAGCGTTATCTAAGTTATAATATCGATTCATTTCATTGACATGAATGATACAGTCCATGTGACTAGATAACATCTTGTTAACCACATACTTAGGATACTTCTTCATAGCACGTTCATTGTCCTCAAGTTTTCCCATCTTAAGGTTGATGCCATTTAGATAATCTTTTAGGGGAAACTCAAACTCTGCCATAAAGTAATGCCTCAAGTGGATTTGGTGGTTGTATATCGTAGTTTGATATCAGCAGTTCTTGCTTCTTATTATTAGCACGATGCTGCATACCATACGTTAGTGTAAAATATTTCTGGTTATAGTTACTATATAATTTTTCTATCTCATCGTCAACATTGTATGTAATCATCCATCTGTATGCACATACACTACAGTTATCATAGAATCTCTGGTGATCAAAGTTCTTATGTAGATCTGCTTTGGTACCATATAAAAACGATTTGATTTTGTATGGTGGATCTAAGAACACAAATGGATTAGGATGCTGATCGTTATCAAGTTCATCTTCCATCAACTCTTTGTAATCTAAGTTGGTAATAGTCCAGTTCTTTATAATATCTGGATACTTTCTAAGATTACCTGCACCTCTAAGAGAAAAGTTCTGATTAGATGCTGATTCAGAGAACGCAGAGTTCTCAGTTAAGCCAGAATAAGAACACTTATTAAGAACCCAAAAAAGAACAGCTTGGCGAAAAGAGTCTGCGGTTTGTATCTCATCTTTTGCTCCATTAAATAGAGACTTTGCTGAGATTGGGTCAGGATGATCCTTTTTGATAGCAATGCAAGCATCTGATAAGTCTTGTCCATCTGATTGTAATACTCTCCAGAAATTATAAAGGTAATCATATTTGTCGTTCACCCATACTGGTACGTCAGGGTGTAACTGACTATAGTATAGTGCCATGGAAGCACCACCTATGAAAGGTTCTCTGTACTCCTCAATTTGAGCAGGAAACCATTTATATAACTGTGCTGCTGCCCTTGATTTACCACCAGGATAGCGTAGTGGAGTCTTCAGTAGTTTCATAATACATGCATTTGTGCCATGGGTACACCCATTGGCCCTGCGTTCACTCTACCATGGGGCAAAGTATTAAATGACATGGTGTATCTATCAGCACCTTCTGGATTAGGATTACTAAAGTGACGTAACCAACCAGGAAATACTAATAGTTTACCACGTTCTGCTTGGAAGTTTTCATAAGGACCACCAAAATCATCACGAATTATTTCGAGTGTGTCGAGGTTCCTTATATCTACTGGGTCTTGGAAAACAGTGTCCGAACCTTCTGTGAAATAGAAGACCCCAGAGAGATAGCTATAAGGGTGACGATGCAAAGGATGACCAGCCCCTGATCCAGAGGGTGAGAAGTTTGCCCATGCGAGCGAGATTCTGAGTTCATCGACTTGGAGGAAGAGTTCTGATCTGACATCATCTACAGCATCTAAAAAAAAATTAATTAAAGGTTCCATCTCTGGATCCTTATGTATGTCACCTCTGCTAGTGCGAACACCTGCAGGGTAATTATACATTTGCATATCAAGAGTCTTAATAAACTCAAGTGCTTGGTCTATTGCTTGGTCATCATCGATACGATACTCCCAAACTCTAGTAGGAAATATGTCATGGTGTGTCTTCATTTAAACTCGCAACGCATCATTAACTCTGTAAGAAATGCCACAAGATTAATTTCCTGATCCATGACAAAGGTTGCTTTGTACTGGTACTCACCAATAACTAGCACTGCTTCTGGAATAGATTTAGGAAGCAGATATGTATAGAGGTTATCGTAGATCTTACGCATGATAACTTGTGGTTCATTATCTATATTAGATGAGACCCACTTCTTCATACTTGTAAACTCACGGTCTCTAAGATACCCTATAAGGTCACTGATCTTAACATCACTAACCTGTGCCAGAATACCTGTATCAATTTTACCTCTAGCAGCATACCTCTGCAACTCATTAAGAGTTCTTCTAAAGTCAGGAAAATGTTTTTGTATTACTTCTGCAACTACCTTGAGTTCGAACTCTATATTCTCTTGCTCAAGTATAGAATTAATTCTTTTAAGGAATGCACTTGCTAACTGTGCTTTCTCCTTACCTTTGATATGAAAATCAACTACAGAACACCTAGAATGTAGAGGTTCTATGATCTTATTTTTATAATTACATGTGAAGATGAACCGACAGTTCTTTTGGAACTCCTCAATCGACGCACGGAGTAAGAGTTGTACGTCTGGGGTCGTATTATCTGCCTCATCCACAATGATAATCTTGTGACTAGACCCAGATGTAAGAGAAACAGTACTAGCAAAGGTCTTTGCCTTATTGCGTACAGTGTCCAAGAATCTACCTTCATCAGACCCATTAATGACATAAAAATCTGCTCCTAATTCTCTACATAATGCCTTAGCAATAGTAGTTTTACCTATCCCTGCAGGACCTGACAATAATAGATTAGGGATCTCACCTTGCTCTAAGAATCCTTTAAACATTTTCTTGGATTCATCAGGCAAGATGCAATCATCCACCTTTTCGGGTCGATATTTCTCAACCCATAAAAAATCATTCATAATAAAAAAATCAAAAAAGGTTAACGACGTTTGGAAAACTTGTTATCCATCTTTATCTTAACATAATACATTCCAATTATCCATAGGGAAAATAATAATCCCTCAAAATAACCCATGGTATTCCATGCTTCTACAGCAGCATTCATTTCACATACTCCTCATGTAATTCACACCCAATATAATGTCTATTGAGTGATTGTGCAACCCTTGCAGTAGTTCCTGATCCTATAAAAGGATCAAGAATAATATCACCCTCTTTACTACCTGCCTTAATGCAAGGTTCGATTAAGTCAGGAGGGAATACAGCGAAGTGAGTCTTCATCTTACTAGGTTTATTAGTAACAGACCACACACTACGCTTATTCTTCTTAGGATAACTCTTAGTCAATCCAGTATGAGGGTTAAGACCAGTACCAGGATTGTGATACTTACCACTCTTCCTATTCCTAGTACCCCAATCCTTAGCAGGTTCTTTGATTGCTTCATTATCATAGAAATACTTCTTATTCTTACTGAGTAAGAAGATATATTCATGTGATTTTGTGCAACGATCCCTTACTGATTCTGGCATTGGGTTTGGTTTGTGCCATATAATGTCTTGACGTAGATACCACCCATCAGCACGGAGAGCAAACGCAAGCATCCAAGGAATACCGATGAGATCTTTTTCTTTGAGTCCATCTATCTTGTTACCTCTTCTGGGACAATTAGTTGGGTGGTCTTGATCGCTAGTAGCAAGTGTTTGTTTTGCTAATGCTTGACCTTTACCAGGTCTATAGTTGTAATAACTATCACCTATGTTAACCCATAGTGTACCATCGTCAGTTAATACATCCCTAACTGATCTGAACACTTCCACCAACTGTTGTATATATTCCTCAGGTGATTGTTCTTGACCTATTTGATTCTCTTCATCCCCATAATTTCTTAATCCATAGTAAGGAGGTGAGGTTACACACATCCTTACTTTCTCATCGATTGTCTTGAGAGTATCTCGACAATCACCAACTAATGTGACATCAATACTCACTATCTGGCTCCAATGCAATCAGATATTCTAATGATGACACATTATCCTCAG